CCCCATGTCAAGGTTGTCTATCCTGTCGTTGATGGCCACGATCGCGCCCAGGATGCCGGACAAGTCCAGCATCTCGCCCTCCGGTATCAGAGTCAGGGTGTATTTCAGGTTGGCCAGCTGTATCTCCAGGCTCCTTATCCACGCCTCCAGCTCCTCCAGGCTCATCTGCTCGACCTGGGTCTTCAGGCCCTCCAGCTTCGCCTTCAGGTAGGCCGTCCGCTTCAGCAGCGCCTCGTGCGGCTGGTTCGCAGGCCCCCCGTCCCCGCCCAGCACCGGCGTGTCCGTCTCTATCAGCGGCACCCGGGGCCATTCCGGCCCCTCCTCGCCTGGCTCCGGTAGGTATCTTCGTTCAGTCATTGTCATTCTCCTTGTAAAAAGTCTTCATCGGAGGCACATGGGGGTCTGGGGGGCACGCGGCAGGGCACGCTCGCATGCGAGTGGGCCCAGAGCAGCCCCCCAGTTAGCATTCGGTGGCTTTTCCCTGCCCCGGCGGTAAACTGGGACGGGCCGAGGGGCGCCCGCCCCGAGGTCAAGCTGCGAATGACCTCGCAGCGGGCCCAATCGGCCAGAGCCAAATGGAACGCGGTAAACTGCGGACGCCAGTCGGTGCCTACTTTTGTGCATGGAGCCCACCCGGATGCTCCCTGGGGGATTCGCTCCGATCAATTCCCCCCCAGGCCCCCCGCCTCGCTTCGCTCGGCTCTCCGATGGTCGCGTTGTCAGCTGCATTTTCTCAGCTCCCAAACACCCTCATAGATGACATTCTCGGCGGCCCCCACCGCTGGCAGCGCGGCGCGGAGCAGTTCCTGCCCATCGCGGCCAACCAGCGCGGCTGCCAGTATCCCTTGCAGCGGCAGTTCATCGCTCCACATGCGCCAGCGCAGCGACACGCCGTCATGCCCCAAGGGAGCGGCCCAGGGGCTCACCATGTAGGAGTTCCCCCGGCTGTCCCACAGCGACAGGCCGGACAGGTTTTCGGCCAGCTCTGCGGGGCTCCAGACGCTGGATGCCACTACGTGCCTCACGTCCCAGCCAATCAGAGTGGCCCGCAGCGGCGCCCACGCCTCCGCCAGCGCAAGGGCCACGGCCAGGTCCTCCGCCATGAATGAGCGGCTGGCCCCGTCAACGTAGAGCCTGACGCGGTAGTCCGTCCAGCGGTAGCGGTAATAGGTTTTGATGGCGTTGTAGAGGTGCGGGTCGCCGTCGGCGCGTGCTCCAAATCCGCTCGCCGCAAGCGGCTCGCTCCATTCCGCTGCGCCTCCTAGCCCATTCGGGCTTCCGGAGTCATATGGCCTCCCGGCGCCGCTGTATCTCTTGACTTTCACGAGGCCCCCGCCGCCGTCGAATGCGTGTGTGCCGTCGTGCGCGGCCTCCGCGTCGTAGAGCAGGGCCATGTTCGCCCTGTCCAGCACCTTCGCGTCCGAGTAGCCGATTAGCCTCATCACCTCTTCCACGCTCCAAGGCGTCCCACGCTTCTTTTGCAGCAGCAGCGCGTCCCTGATGAGCCTCTCCCGCTGCTCCCTAGTCCGCATGGCCTGCATCAGAGGCCCCGCCACGTCGAACTGCCGCGCCAGCGACCACAGAACCTCGTCCGGCGCATGCTCTATATTTAGGGGGCATGCCAGCCAAGGGTCAAGCGAATAGGCCCCGTCCGCCGCCGCGCCCAGCGCCTGGCCGCGCTCGGTCTGTAGGACGGGGGGGAGGAGTTCGGCGGTCTCAACCATTGCACGTCTCCGGATAGTCCAGCTCTATGTCAATGCCGACAGCGCAGGCCCACTGTTTCTCGCCGATTTCCAGTATCCCGCTCGGCTCTATCAAATTGACATGGTAAAGCGTCCCGCCGATGGGCGACATGGCCATGAGTATCTGGGTGGGGGTTATGTCCATGCCCAGCCTCTGCCGCTGCCTCTCTGCGTACTCGTATGCCGCCGCCCGCGCAAGCTCCACTGCCGCCTGCGGGTCGTGGCCGCTGAACACCGTGATCCTGGCATTGATGGTGTATTCCACCTTCTCCGCTGGCCAGACAAAGACCTTGTCGTTTATCAAGCGCACGTCGTCCCGCATGAACTCGGTCTGCAGCGTCCCCAGCAGCCACGAGGATGTCTCGGCGTCGTTGCCGTCCGTTGAAAGCACGTATATGTTGATGTCGCCTGGCTCCGCATTCTCCGCCCCCTGGGGCGGGTCAGCCTCGTCACAGGCCCGCACGGCATGGGCGTCGGCCACCAGCGCGGATGCGCCCATCGCCCAAGCCCTGTATGCGGATTTTGTTCCCCCACACCCTATCTTGCCGGGGGCAAGCAGCAGCCGCACCCGGTATGCCGAATCGCCCTCCACGTCCGCGCCGCCCTCGGTGGGCGTAACATTGGACGCCACGATGCCGTTCACGGCGGGGTCCAGGCTGCACACCACCCCAGCCTCCAGCCCGTTGCCGCCGACGCCAGGCACGGTGCATCGCGCCGTGACTATGCTGCTCTCCGTCCGCCCGCCCAAGATGAACGCTGGCGCGGTCGTCTCGAATGACACCTTGCCATCCTCGGTGGAAACGATGGTGCCAGCCGGGAATCCTATCCCAGCCGCGCCCTCGCCGCTGCGGAGGAACTGCACCTTTGTCTCTGCCTTTGCCGGGGCCAGCCTTGGGCAGCCCAGCATGGCCCCAAGCGCGTCCATGTGCGGCCCGATGGCGTACTCAACAAGGTTCTGCTCCGCCGACCACTGGATGTCGCCCCGCAAAAGGCTCTCCCTGTATGCCAGCGTGTGCATCTCCAAGTTTTCAATCTGGCTCGGATATAGCACCCGCCCAGTGTTCCCCTGCCAGAAGCCGATTATGTCGCGCAGCACCGCCTCTGGGTTCTTTTCGAGGAATGATAGTGGTCTAGCCATTGACCACCCCAGTGGTCAGTGATAAGTGGCCAGTGGCAAGTTGCCGCGCTCTGCGCGGCAAGAGGGTGCGGCCGCAGGCCGCAGCAATTCCTAAACTGCCAACTGCCCACTGTCCACTGTCCACTGATTTCACGCCGCCCTCCCAACGCCAAGGCCCAGTATCTGCACCACCGCCTCGTTGCTGCCCTTCAGCTTCCAGACCAGGCAGGTCACGGCAGCGCCGATGGCACCCGCCAGCGGCTCAACCTTGAGGGAGACCACGTCCATGCGCGGCTCCCATCGGCGCAGGGCCTTCATCATGTCCCGTTCCAATTGCCTCATCGCCGTGTTCATCGGCCTGTCCATGTATTTCAGCCAGTCGAAGCCGTACTCGGGCAGCAGCGGCACCGAGCCGGGCAGTGTCGAAAACAGCAATTCAATGGCCTGCCCCACCTCGTCCAGCCCATGCACAGTCTCCGCCAACTGGCCGAGCATCGGCTGCCAGTACGGGCGGTTGGGCATCTCTATGGAGGATAGAAGCATCAGGCGGCCCTCATAGCGGCGGCCCCGTCGGCGAACCCTGCGCCGCGCTCAAATGCGTGTGCGTTGCGAAGGGCTTGCCCCCGATGACCGCGCTGGTGACCGCCAGCGTGCCCGTCTGCGCGATGTTGCCCGTCAAGTTGATGTTCCCCGCCATGCTCACAGTGCCAGCGCCGCCTCCCGCGCCCCCGGCCGTGATGTTGCCGGCCACAGTTACGTTCCCCGCCACACTGACCGTTGGCGCGGTGACCGTCACTGAGGCCGCCGTCTGCGTGAGCGCCCCGGCGCACTTCATGTCAATCGTGGCCGCCTTGAGGCTGAAAGCCCCGACCGCCTCCATGTCTATCTTCCCCGCCTTTACCTTGAGCGAAGTCGTTGCCTCCACGTCCGCCTTGTCGCACTTCACGTTCACGTTTTCAGCCTTCACATTCACATCTGTCGCTTCGACATAGACTTCCTTGGGGGCTTTGACGGTCAGCTTGGAGGCCGTGGGGTCGTAGCTTATCTCCACACCATCGTCCGCCACCAGCCCGATCACTTTGGTTTGGGTGTCGTCGAACGGCGGCTTGTCCACCTTGCTGTAGATGCCCCCGATGACCACCGCGTCTTCCAACCCTGCGTGGGGGCTTTCCCCAGGCACCACAATCACCTGCGTGTCCTTGCGAGGCACCGCCCATGCGTTGGCCCCAAGGTTCAGCGGCTGCACCACCGGCAGCCAGTCCGAGACCAGGCCGTCCAGGTGCGGGAAGCGAACCTTGACCTTGCCAAGGTTCTCCTCCACCCCCACCTTTTCAACCAAGCCCTTGTAATGCCCGACAAAGCTCATAGGCAAAATGCCCCTTTGCCAATAACTATCATTGGGGCGGGACGATTGCACACGAAAGTGTTTTAATTACTTGAGCGGCAGTCTGATAGCCCAAGAATGCTTCTATCGGTAGTCCATCTGGTATGCGCTCAAGGTTCCAAAGCGGTTCTATCAGCCTTCGCGCAACCTAACAAATGGTATGATGTTGCCGCCGTTGCAGAGGTACCCGTTTGGCAACCCGGCCAGTGCCTCGACATTCGCCGCCGATAGCCCCGCGCATCGCGGGATCGCGTCCAGCGGCATCACGTTGTTCTCTACCAGCATTTCCACTGTCCTTCGCAATAGCCTCGGGCGTTCCGGCTTTCTGTCTTCATCGTGGGGTTCCCATTTTGACTTCCAGCGAGCCGCAATGCTCCTGAACAGCTCACTAGCCTTCCAATCGTCTAATAGCTCGAGGTCTTTGAGTCTCATAATGATGGCCCTGACAGAAACCCCCCACCGGCACTTGATGTGCAGCATTTCGTTAAGCGTGGCATACATGGCGTTTAGCTCTGAGGCAAATTGCTCCTTTGGAAGCAGTAGGGCCCCGGCGAACCTATGTGCCTGCTGCTCCATCTGCTTGTGGTGCTGGTGGTTTGTTGTCTGCTCGAGGCCGAAGTGCAGCACGATGTGCCCAATTTCGTGGGCTAGGTCGAATCGGCTCCTGTAGCCGTTTCCCTTGTCGGCCGAGAGTAATACCATCGGGTGCTCTAATACTTTGCTGCTGGCCGAAAGACCCTCAATTGCGGGCGCACCTGTTTCTTCCCTGACAACGATGACCCCTGCGCCCTCGACCGCCAGCATAAGGTCTTGGATTGCAGTGCGGCCAAGCCGCCACAGTTTCCGGCATTCGGCGGCCGCGCTTTCTATGTCTTCGTCAGTGATGGCGTCCAGCGTTTTGAAGTGGCGGGTCGGCAGGTTCACGCTAGGGTAGTCCACGAACTCGGAAAAAATTAATGCGAGTTCTTGTGCAAGTTCTAGCCTTGCCTTGAGCATGACGCGGGCAGTTTTGTGCGCCGATGCCATGCTGCGGAACATCGGGGAAGTCAATGGTTCCAATGTGGGGCGGGCGAACCACTCAGACTCGACGCCAACCAACTTGGCCAGCTTTTCCAACATGTCTGGCTTTGGTGCCATACCGCCGGACACCCACTTGGAGACAGTGCCAGGCGACACGTTGAGTATGCGGGCCAAGTGGACTTGAGACAAACTGCAAGCATCTAATATTAATTTGAGGCGCCCCGTTTCAAAGCCGCCGCCCAAGTTCCGGCTCATCCAGCCGCCCCGCCTTTGGCTTGCTTTTTAAGCCTTGGCTTGGCGTTGTCGCTCTGCACTACAGTCACTTCTTGCCCCCCTGCGTCTTCGTGCCTTACCGCGAAAACATCAATGCTCATGCGGAAGAGCCAACTCGACATAATCTCGTCTGGCACCGCTATGTAAAGCGATGGCAAGGACATATACCCAGGCGGGAACTCGGCCAAGAAAATGACTGTGCCGCCGGATGGCGCAAAGTCCTCAAAATCCAGTATGCCGGGCAATTCGGGCTCGACTAGTCGCCGCAGGTGGCCGTTGCCCGCCGCCAATCGTCTTTTGGTGACGCTCCTGCATTTAGCGAGCTTGTCGCCTTCGCGGATGTTTAGACGGACTACCACTAGCTCCTTGGCAAGCCCTGAAACAATCTTGCTGCCGCAAAGCGGGTGCGGCGGCATCCTTAGTGCGGCTAGCGCTCTGTCGAATTCCTGATTCATGTATGTGTGCCTGACTTGCCCCAAGTGGGTGGAACGGTACTTTTCGTCCACGTCCTTGGCCGCGTCCGCTGCCTTCTGCGCTCCGGCCATGAGAGCGCGCATCAGAAGTAAGGCCTCGTCAGGCGAAATGTTCTTCGCAACCAAGTCTTCAAGCGCGTTTTTCGAGAGAATCATCATCGGCAACCTCCTCAATGAATTTCCGATTCTGGTAGTTTACCCCAAAAAAGTTTCCTTGAACACGAAAATCCATTTTTTTCTTGCTAGGCAAACACTGCCCATGAGGATTGAGGGGGCGAATTTTCTGCCTTGGCGCAATTGGGCATCTAACGGGCCGTGGGAGTCTGAGCTGACGTAGGATTGGGTTGCGATGTGGCTGGCGGCGGATCGGCAATTGGTGGGGCATCTTTCGTCATGAACAAAGAAAAATAAGCGATTGTTAACCCAGCCAAAGTCGCGATAACACCCCCAATGTAATTCAGGACTCGGATCGTCGTCTTGAACGAAGAGATGCTTTGATTTATGCCTGTCACTGCAGCACCCAGTTTTTCATCGCTCTTTTTGAGGCTATCCTCGCCTTCTTTCCTCATATTGATTTCTATCTGCAGGGTATTGGATATTTCCGACAGTTTTGTGGTGATGGAGTCGATATTGGCTTTGAATGTGTTCTTCCATTCGGCGTCGGATTCCAGCCTCCTTGTGATGTCGGACATCTCTTTCGATAGCCGCTTGACCTCCTCGGACAGCATCAGCGACTCTACCGGCCTGTATTGCCTGATTAGGGAAGTGACATCCTCGGGGAAGTCATCGAGGGGGTCTGGAATTTTGTACTCTACCGTTTCACCTTCCTGCAGCTCATAGAACACAGCACCCACGAGTTTTTTGCCGGGCATCAGCGTGAAATCCGTTGAGGACAAGTTGCACAGACCGAACAGTAGGTGGCCCTTGTAGCCTGGGTCGATGGTCAAGCCACCCAAAAGCTGGATGCCAAGGTGGCTCATCTTACGCTTTGCGCTCAGCTGGACGAATGTGTTGTCCGGAAGGGTTAGCTTTTCTTGGGTCAGCACATAGACGACCTCGCCGGGCTTAATGATGGCATGCCTTCTTTCTTCATTGGACAAATCATCGAAGTTTACTGGGCGGCCAAAATGCGCCTTCAAAAACATCCTTCCAAGGTGGAAGTCGTATTTGATTCCCTCCGCGCTTCCTGCATCGGCGTACTCTATGACTTTACCGCCTGCTATCCAGGCCTTGATGGTTTCCTCTGTCATTACCTTGGCCATACGCGCCCCCAAAAGATAGGCGGACAGCCGCATCTCAGAAAATTGTACCAAATAAGTGCCAAAGCAAGTGTAAAAAATCTCTGAAGGGGCGAATGCCCCAAAAGGCGCGGCATTCCATATCTGTGAGCCGCTTGCGCGATCCGCTCCACAATGGGAACAGGCCCCAGACCAGCCGGAACTAGAGATGGACTAATGGAAGAACCAGCTCAACGCAGTATCAAATGCCATTCTAGTAACGGCTTTTCGCAGGATGCCACGCTAGTACAAAAATTGTTTTGCCCAGTGCCAAACCAAATGTAAAATCTGGGGCCTACTTGCAGGGTATGACCCAGTCGGGCGAAACCTCGTTGTGCCATTTCTTGATGTAGTCCTCGGCCAGCGACCTGTCCCTTGTCGAAACCTTGTTGGGGACGTCCAAAACGTATTCACCGTCAACCACCATCACGGTTCCGTCAGGCCCCGATTTTTTGGCGACCCAGATGACTGCGCCCCTGTTCAATAGGCTCCTCAGCAAGCCGTCCCTGCTCCTCTTGGCCGCCCCGATGTCAATGAGTATCTTCAGCTTCACGCCCTTTCTGGCGTGGTCGGAGACGCTGCTGAGGTCGTACGCGCTGTCAGTCATCAGGTAGATGCTCGACCGCGCCTCTTCTGCGGCCTGCCTAGCCGTTTCGATGTTTGTCCACAGCTGGCCCCGGCAAGGCAGGGCGCATAGCCAAATAACCAATGGCAGAATCATTTTCACTTGTGCCTCCTTAGCTCGACTGTCGTTTTGTAGCCGCTGGCCACGTCCAGCGTGTGCTTGCTCTTCATGATGAGCCATTCCCCGTCGTTGCGCCACCAGCCCGTCAAGTTTACCAGAACGCCCGCCAAAAGGCGCGGGTTGCCGGGCAGGGTCAGGGTGTTTGTGTTCTCGTTCTTCTTTGCGTCACCGCTCGTCCCCTGTATGTGCGCTTCCGGCGACTGCTGGACGGCCACGGTCCGGATGACATGCCCGTCGCCGTCCCCGGCGGTGCCCACCGCCACTTCCTTTTTTTTGTCGGCGGCCCAGTATGTGGACTGGCCCCCGGCTTTGCCTTTTATTGCTTTGTCGGAGAACGAGAAGTTAGTCACAGACTCCCGATTGATCTCGAATTGCAAAGAGCCTAGCGGCTCCCTTGGGTCAGCCACCACCAGAGTCAGGCCGCCCTTGGCCCCCTTGAGCGAGGCTGCCAGGCCGTACTGCTCGGCCAGCCGCTTGATGAACTTGTAGTCGGACTCGTGCGTCTGGGAAATGTAAGGAATGTTGGGTGACTGGCCGTGAAAGATGCAGAGGATGCCGTTGGCCCCGGCGATGGCGTTTGCTATGCCGCCCAGCGTGGTGTTCTCCCATTGTTTGCTTTTCCGTGTGTGGATTGCCCCCGCTGGCTTGTTGCTGTTTGCCGTCCAGCTCACTGTGTCGGGCCACGATATGGCGATCTCGTCTATCTCGAAGCCGTGCTCCGAGCGGAACACCGCCTCGCGCTCTTGTGTGTCGAAGCCGAACTCGAAGCGCAGCGCGGAGCCTTTCTTGGGATAGTACTTGCTTTGGAAAAGCCCATCGTCGGTGTCCTTCAGCTTGACGACTATCTTGTCGCCCTTGTCGCCGTCAATGTCATCGCTATATTCGAGGCTGGTCAGGTAAGGGCTTATCTTGACGGAGATGTCCTCGTGGTCGAGCCAGACTTGGGCAAAGATGCCAGCGACTCTTTTGGCGTCCTCGGACATCACGCCCCCCAGATTGTTGTTTTTTGCGCTTCCAGCGTTGCATTTTTCAACGTTTTTATCTCCACGGGACCGGCCCCTCTTCCTCTGGCTTCAGGTCATCCGGGGACAGGATCGGCACCACCAGCGTCAGCCCGGCGGGCAGAACCGCGAGCTGGGAGGAGGCCGCGAAGGGCGGATTCACTCCGCCCTGGAGCGGCGGGGGGCCAGGGGGGGAATCGGGCAGGGCCCGCCCCCCTGTGAGCGTCAGCGCGGGGTTGGCCTCCAGCAGTATTTCTGTCGCAAAGGCTGTGCCATAGTAATCAAACGCCAGCAGATCCCACCTGTCACCGTTCTTGGTGTTGTGCGTCAGGTATTCGCTGTATTCGATGGGCTTCATGCCCGCCTCTTTATCACTTGACCGTCTTTCTCATAGTCCCCCGTCTTTGGGTTCAGCTGGGCCCGCGACTGCTGTGCTGGCGTTGGCTTTTTCGCCGGGGGCTGCGTCAGCGCTTTGCCTTTGTTCTCCGTGGTCTCCAGTTCAGGGTCCGCCACCCACTCCAGCAGGTTCACTGTGGCCTCCATTGCCATGATGGAGCCGTCGTGCCTGAATTTTTCGACAGAGCGGTCAATGTCCGCTATAACCCAGTCTTTTGCGTACACGCTGCCAACGGTGCTCTTGCCAACCACGAGGGCGAGGACTTTCCTGTCGCGCATGGCTATGTGCAGCTTCTCCAGCTTCGCTTCGATGTCCTCTTCAAAGCTGCTGTGCCAGTAAACTTTTATGGCCAGCGTCTGGAGCTTGGCACCCGTGTACTGGAGCCTCGGCTTTTCGCCTATGATTGCATGCTGGGCGTAGTTGACGGCGTCCTTGCCGCCAAAACTGGTGGGGCTCTCCAGGATGCCGAACTCTATGTCGCCCAGGCTGCCCCAGACTTGGGGCGAGGGTGGGCCTGGCGGGCCCGCGACTTCGTAAGGTGCTGGCAGGGCCCTGTTCCTGTCCTCCACCGCCAGCGCCTCGCCTATCTTAATGTTTGCGGGCGACACGATGGCGAGCACCTCCATCATCCCGCTGGCGTTCTTGACGGCCTCCGCCACCAGCCTCAATGCCTGGACTGCGAACTGCGGGGCGACTTGGAGCAGCACGGGGCCCGTCTCCCTGAAGCGGACGCGGGTCATCGCCGCCGCGTCCAGCGCCTTGGCCAGAGTTGGCGGCCCCTTGAACAGCCCTTTTACGTCCGATGGCATCATCTCGCTGCCGCCCACCTTCCGTCAGCGTCAAACTGCTGCCTGACCATCCTAGCTATGTCCTCTTTGTGCTGCTCTAATTGCTTCTTGAACCAATTTACGTCGGACTCTTTGACGTCGCCCTTGAACTCCATCTTGGGTTCGTAGTGGATGACGATGCTGACGGCCCCGGCCTCGCCGCCCTTCTTGTCTTTGGCGTCCGCCTTCTGGCCGCCCCAGTCCATCTTTGCGCCGCCTGGGTTCATCATCTTTTCGAGGTCGGCGTCGCTGGAGGCCAGGCCGCCCAACTGTCCGTTTTTGTCGCCATTCTTGACTTGGCCGGCTTTGGCGATGGCCCCGGCCTTCTCGGCGCCGGGCACTTCCGGCCCCTTGGCCGCGTCAACGACATCCTTGACCTCTTTGCTCTTGAATGGCTTGCTTATCCAGTCGCCGATGCCCTTGAAGAAGTTCTTGACCTTCTCCCAGTTTTCAATGATGAGCTGCGGAATCTTGATGAGGGGGAAGAACCACTGCATCCAGCCCGGTATCTTGTTCCACAGCCCGGTCAGCCAGTCCCACGCCGACTTGAAGAAGCCCTTTATGGTGTCCCAGTTGGAGACTATCAGCGCGGGGATTTTGATGAAGGGGAAGAACCACTGGAGCCAGCCCGGCATCTGGTCCCAGAGGCCCACCAGCCAGTCCCAAGTGTCTTTGAAGAAGCCCTTTATCTTGTCCCAGTTCTGAACTATCAGGACGGGGATTTTGATGAAGGGGAAGAACCACTGGAGCCAGCCTGGGATCATGTTCCACAGTTCCGTCAGCCAATCCCACAGCCCCGCAAAGAACGCCTTGACCTTGTCCCAGTGCTTGATGAGCATGTATGCGCCAACGGCCAGAGCCGCTATGCCCACGACTATCCACGTTATGGGGTTGGCCAGCAGCGCAGCCGCGAAAGACCACGCCGTGGCCGCTGCCCCCAAGAAGTTCCCCTTGAGGAGCGTAAGCCCGTTTTTAAGCATGGGCAGCCCGTTGCCCATTATGTCGAGGCCCTTCTGGGCGTTGCTCAGTGCGCTGCCCAGCATGCCGACAGTCCCTATGAGCGCCCCGCCCACGGCCAGCAGGCCGCCCAATACCCCGACCACCGCGAATATCGTCCCCGACAGCACGGGGTTGTTGGTCGTCCATTCGGTTATCCACCCGATGACGGACGTCAGCATTTCAATCAGCGGCCCCGCGACCACCAAGACCTTTTCGCCGATGGCCCCCAGCGCACCTGAGCCAGCGTTTTTCATGGCCTGCCACTTGCTGGACGTCTCTTCGAGTATCGCGTTCTCCCTCTGTTGGATGTCGGCCATCTTGGCCAGTTTCTCGTTGGCGTCGTTCATCGCGCCGAGGTCGAACTTCATCAGCCCCGCAGCCGCGCCCTCGCCGAACAGCTCCTTGAGGAGTATGGACTTGTCTTTGTCGCCGATGCCTTGGCCGCCAGCGTCCTTGGCTGAGGTGATGGAGTCGAGTACCGACATGACGTTGCCCCACTGCTCGCCCCCATCCTTGCCCAATAGGTTGCCCTCTTTGTCGAATAGCTGGTCTGTCAGGTTCCCCAGGCCGAATTTCGACATAATGCCCTTTGTCTCTTCCGTGCGCCAGCCGCCCCCGTGCTTCTGCTTCTCGCCGAGGCGGGGCAGCGCGTCCATCACGCCCTGCACGACCGATTCGCCGTTGTCAACGTTGACCGCCATGAGGCCAGTCAGCGTCTTGGATATTTCCTTGATGAAGCTGTCCCCCGACATCCCAAGGTTCGCACCCTTCGATGCTATGGAGGTCATGGCCGCCATCGTCTCGCCCATCCCCTTGCCCGTGCCGTGCTGGGTCTTGGCGACTATGTCCGCCAGAGCCCCGTAGTCCTTGGCCCCGGCATTCTGCGCCAAGGCGGCCAACTGCTGGCCAGCATCCGCGTTGTCCATCTTGCCGACAACGGCTATGCGCCGCGCCGCTTGCAGCCCCCCGCCCTTGATGTCCGCCTCCGATGCCCCTGCCTGGTGCATGCCGAAGGCCATCTCCGTCATGTCCGCCCTGCTCTTGAATCCAACCAGCTTGTCCACCGCCGGGGCCAGCCTGTCCATGACGCTGCTCCCATCGGCCTCCAGCGTCTGGGCCCTCATCTGCGCCATCGCCGCCTTTTGGTCCATGGCGGTGCTGGCGGCCATTGCGAAGCCGCCGAGTATCCCGCCCCCGGCTGCGGACATGCCCGCGCCGAGCTTCATGGCCGACATGGAGCCAGCCCTGAGTTCTTTGAGCTTCTCGGCCCCTTCGATTTTTGCTGCCACCTTGACTCTTGCGGCATCCTGCAGCTTCCGGAACTCGTCTGCGAGATCGTGGACGTCGCCTGTAGCTTCCTTGGTCTTTCCCGCCACTCCCTCCATCGCGTCCGCGACCTTCTTCACGGCGGGGG